CGAGCTACGCCCGCCCTACGCCGCAACCAGCGCGAACGGCACGCCCGCCATACCTGTCACGCAGCTCGACGAAGGGGGTCCCTTTTGCACGCCGATAGGGGGTCCTTTTTGGACGCCGATTGACATTCAACGAGAGCCTGACCCGCTCTGGGGTTCGGCCTCCAAGCTGTTTAGCGAGCGGCCTCGCGACAATAGGTTCAACCCCGCTGAGCTACGGCCCAAGTCGCGCAACTATGTGGTGCGCGAACAGGACGGCGAACGTGCGTGGGACGTGATGACGTGGGACGTGCTCGGGGGTCAGGCTGCTTGGCCTATGACAAACGTCCGCAACCTGAAGTTGCCGCAATGGCGCAAGCTGGCGGAAAAGCCCGAGAACAGGTGCCTCGTGCCCCTGACTGAGTTCGCGGAGTTCACCCCCGAGAAGCACGATCTTGGTGACGGTAAGCCGCCGTTGAAGGGTGAAATGTGGTTCAGCGTCACGGACCAGCCCGTGTTCGCGGTTGCCGGCTTTTGGCAGCATCTGAAGGATGGGCCGGGGTTCACGATGGTGACGTGCGATCCCAACGAATTGGTTGCGCCCATTCACCCCAAGGCCATGATTACGATCCTCGAACCCGAGGACATCGAGACGTGGCTACATGGTTCGTATGAGGACGTTGTCGCGCTTCAGAAGCCATATGATGCGAGCAAGATGACAGTGCGCGGGCCGGTTTTCCCGACGCGTCGTGTGTGACAGTGAGCGAAGATATCGAGACAGATCGGAGGCTCGCTTAGGATTTTCGCACTTTTCGGAAGAAAACTGGCACCTTAATGCTGAACTTCGTGGATCGCGCTAATTCCAGCATGAGCGCGAGAAGGGGGTTCTATGCTGCGGTTTGTTCGATGGGGCTTATTCCTGTTTTGCGCCCTGATTGCTCTCACGCTTTTAGGGCCTAACAGCCCGAGCGATGGTCAGCTTCCGTCCCACCCTGATCAGGACCCGGCATTCGCCGAAATAGCTTCCGATCCGGTGCGCTCGTCACAAGCTCAGTTCATGCCTGAGACTGAATTGGAGCAACAATACAGCGCGGCCTTGATAGAGTATGGCCGTCAACGTGTCGGCTACGACTACGAGGTTGCTGATATTGCGAGAAGGAAGAACAAAAGGTTTGGTCTTCTAACCGTATTCGTGATCTTTTGGGGTATCGCCCTCCTGCCGTGGCCGCGTTGGTTTAGCAAAGCTAAAAGCTCTGCTGAGGTCGTAGCCGATCACGCGGTGGTGCTGGCTGCAAAGGGCAGTGAGGCTTGGAGAGAGGCGACAGCTTCATCACCTGTCATCGGCAGACATGGCCTCAAGTCGTATTCCGTTGCCGACGAACTGCTCAAATGGAGCAAGCTACGCGATGAAGGTGTCGTGACGGAGGCCGAATACGAGGAAGCGCGCGTAAAGCTGTTGTCGCGTTGATCAGCGCATCTTCGTGAGCGGCAAGACCGTGGTGTGTTCAACGGTCGTGCGGGCTTTAACCTGCTCCTTTGGCAGTAGGCCGACCTGCCAGCCCATCATCGCCAGAGCAGCAACGCCAGCACCCATGAGACCCGACGCCAGCTTACCGATGATGCCGGCGCTCTTGCTGGCTCCCTCTAGCTGCTGAAAACGGTTCTCGTGACCGCTGACGGTCTTCTCTACAGCCTCGAACCTGCCCACGTATGCCTGTCTGGTGATGCTCGCTTCTTCGAGCTTCCCGATACGAGTTTCGTGAGCGTCGGATCGGCGATTCGCTTCATCGAAGCGAGCGTTGATGTTCTGGAAGCCATCGCCAACACGCTGGTCCAATCGGATCAGCAAGTCGCGCATATCCTGCGGAATGGCTGGTGTCGTGCCGGCCATCACGAACCCGTCCCAACGTAGCTGTCGATGATCGCGTAGATGATCGGAGCGCCGGGAATAGCTGCGCGGATTGCCCACGTGAGCGCCGCGCTTTTAACGGCTTCAACTCGCCACGCGCGCTTCGCAATATCCCAGACGACACTACCAGCGGCCTTGATGAAGCCTTCGAAGCTGCGATCATTCTCTGCGGTCTTTTCAGCCGTCTTGTTTTCAACTTCCATGCTTCACCCCTGAGACGTGCGTCCCCTCTTAGTTGTTGGTCAGGTATTCGACATAAACGCGGTTCATGCTGAGCGTGATTGGCGTTGCCGTAGTGCCGGTTGAAACCCACGCGGCAGGGTAGAGAAGGCCATTGTAGGAGAGGTTTCCTCCCCAGCCGTAGCCCCCAAATTGATAGCCCAACTTGGCTTCAGACATTCCCGGATAGCTGATGAAGGTGAACGTGACCGTCTCACCATCCAGAGTGGCGTTGATGTTCTCTTGGCTGCGCGACATGGTGCCAGAAGCACCGCGCGAGAATGCGTAGAGCTTGGTATCGCCAGCATCAGCACCGACGCCAACGACGCTCGTCAGGGTTGCGGTGTTCACGTTGCCGGGAACAACCGGATTGCCCACTAGGCCGACGAACCAACGCTTGCCCGGAGCAAAGTCCTTGATGCTTGCGCGGATTGTAACCACGAAGCCGCCTGTCTGAGACTGATTGCTCGACACGACCGGCGCAGTGCCGATCCATGCTGCCTGTGAGCCGACTGCCGCGTCCGTGACGTAGTTCAGGGTTGGCTCGCAAGTTGCCTTGGTGTTGCCGATTGCCTGAGCCGTTGGAGTGCCAGCGGTAATGAAAGGCATGGCGTTCGCATCAAATTCCGTGCCGTGGCTTGCCTGCCAACGTCGAGTGCTCGTGAAGCCCTCATGGATACCCAGAGTGCGGTTGCCCGGTAGGTTGTATTGATCGGTGATCTGGAAGAACGGATAGCCCGCTTCCTTCCTTGGCTTCACCACAACGCCGTCAAGCTGGAAGCCATAGTCGGCAGTGCGAAGCAGCATCTGAGCGTTTCCACCAAGCGTGGTTGCCGAGTTGCGGAACAGGATCGAGGTGTTCGCACCAGGAACACTCAGAGAGCCGCCTGTGCCGGGATCACCCTTTGCGCCGGTATCACCCTTATCGCCCTTGTCACCTTTTGGTCCTTGCGGCCCAGTGTCTCCGGTGTCGCCCGTTGGTCCTTGTGGGCCAATGTCACCCGGCTCGCCCTTCTCACCCTTTTCACCGGGCAGACCGGGAGCACCGTCGGCTCCATCAACACCATCGCGACCAGCTTCACCGGGAGCACCATCGGCGCCATCGGCACCAGCTGCGCCGGGATCACCCTTTGGGCCGGTATCGCCCTTGTCGCCCTTGTCGCCCTTCTGACCATCAACGCCATCGCGGCCGGGAAGGCCATCAACGCCATCGCGACCAGCGGGGCCAGCAGCGCCATCAACGCCATCGCGACCAGCAGGACCAGCAGCGCCATCGAGGCCATCACGACCAGCAGGACCACCTTCACCAGCTGGGCCACGCTCGCCGCGCTCACCTGGAATACCGCGTTCGCCCTGAGGTCCGGGATCACCGGCATCGCCCTTGCCACCCTTCTCACCGGGCAAGCCACGCTCACCGGGAAGACCGGGAGCACCAGCAGCGCCATCAGCACCGTCAGAGCCACGTTCGCCGGGATCGCCTTTGTCACCCTTGGGGCCGCGTTCACCGGGTTCACCAGCAGGACCGGGCAGACCAGCTGGACCCTGCTCGCCGGGATCACCCTTGTCGCCCTTTACGGGATACAAGCCTTCGGTGACTTCGATGACGTTGATTTCTTCACTCTGAGTGACGGATACAACTTCGCTTAGTGGTGTGTTCATTAGGCCACCCTGAGAGCGTTGACCGCTCCTTCTCTGATTGAAATGATCTCACCGGCTGGTGCTGGTGGGACGATGTAGAATGCGTATTCCATCGTCGTGTCTTCACGGATGAAGCGCACCTGATCGTTAGTGATCTGAATTAGGATGCTCTTGCTTGTATCATCCCAAGTGAGTCCATTTCCCAACGACAGCTTCAGCTTCGCACGCCCTTCATCAAGAATGACGAAGTAGGCTTCTCCGATCTCGCGTGTAATGGGAGTGCCGTCAGCTTGGCGTAGCTGCCAAATACGATTGAACACCAGCGAGCCGGTGGCTGCGGTGCTATAACTTCTTAGTTCAATGTCTCGAATCTCGACCATGCTGGAGACCTCCCGCCATATTTAGCGGAAGGTCTCTGTTTACTCTGGTCAGCTTGGCTTGTAAGGCTTGTTGTTCGTCGCCTGATGGAACACGAACCAGCCGGTGCCAGCGTTAGCGCCCTTGGCTTCTTCTGCTGCCTTCTTCTGAGCGTAATACTGCTCGGCGATGTTGTAGGCGTTCGTTAGAGCCGTTGAGCTACGTCCCATGTCCATGAGCAAGCCGGGACCAGCTAGGAACTGATCCATCGACTGACCATCACGCGATTGGACGTTGCCATACTGATCGTGGCACGTATCCCACGAGGGGCTTGGCTTGGTCTGTGCTGCCGATACCTGCGCCATGTTCTGAGGAAGAGCCGAGACGTTACCGGATGCCGCGTTGATCTGGGCAACAGTCCAGAGCGGGGTCAGATATTCGGTGCCGTCTTCTGCGTTAATCAGCATACCCTCAGTGAGCCTGCCGATGATGCGCTTCTCATGCGACAGCACGAGCCAGTCGATGACCGCCTTGGCCTTGGTGGATGCTGCGCTGACGGCCTGATTGAAGCCTAGCTTGTGACCAGCATGAAGCGCGCTCAGCCAATAGCCAACCATGAAGTCGTGCGTGTAAACGCTGTCGCCACGGCAAGTGGTGATACCGAAGCGCGCGTTGGACGCATAGACCGCCTTGTTACCGTCAATTGTGGTGCCAGTGCGGATATTCGTTGGCGGGTTCAGGAAGCCGGGGGTCGCGTCGTAGTGCTTGTCGTAGAAAGCCTCTAGGTCGAAGATGACCCAATCCATGATCTCTGCGCGGCTGTAGAGACGCGAGGAGTTAGACGAAGCAGTCTTCCAGAGGAGTGCCGCGTGCATGTAAGTCCATGCGGTTTCGCGATCACCGATCGCGTTCACGTCATCGTCATTGAGAATGTAATTGGAATACAAGCGCGGCATGTCGCTGAACTTGTGGCCCATCATCGCAAACTCAGGCGTCTGGAATAGCAACGAACCCCAGTGTGGAAACTGGTGTGAGTGCGCCTTATCAATCATGTTCGTGCCGAAGATCGGCTTCTTCGGATCAGTGCCGCCGCGGGGAACCCTCACTCGGAGTGGGTTGCTGCCAGCCATCCATTCGTAGGTTCGACCGCCCTGAATATACCATGCCTGACTCTCCGGGACCGATGCTTCGCCATAGCCGTAATAGTGGTTGCGAAGCCTGATGTTGCGACGAGCGTTGCCAGTGCCCTTGTAGAGCGGACGAGCGCGACCATTCTCCATGCCGTAAACCGGATCGGAGGCGTAGCCGGTGAGGTAATCCAGAGCGATTTGCTTCATCGAGCGACCGTCGAAAGGACGTGTCGAGTTCACATCGCGAGCATAAACGGCGACCATTTCAGGCATAATCTGACGGTCATCGCGCGTGCCGCCCGGTCCAGTTACCGGCGAACGGCCCTGCTGGTTGAATGGCGTGTATTTGAGCCAAATGCCTGCGTTCGGGGTGATAGCCGTTTCCGTGAGCAAAGCCCTATGTGGCATAGGTGATGCTGCTGCCGCTGCGATCAGTGCGTTGGTGTCGCTCGGCTCCCAAGGCATAACGCGGTAGTTGGCGAAGCCGTTGATCTGACCATCGCCATAGAGACGGGCGTCACCACCGTTGACCGAATAGCCGGTGTTCGAGCCGAACGGGACGCGCATGTCGTAGGTAGGAACCGTGTTCCAGATGCGCTGCTGGTCGTAAGCCACTGGATCATGCGAGCGCCAGATAACCGACGAACGGGTTGTGCCATGTGGCTGCCAACGGTTGTTCGCGGTGACGATTGCCACACCGCGACCATCAACAGTGCCTTCCCAACAAGCAGGACGAGCGGTGTTGTTCAGGGGTTCGCCGTTTGGCTGCTCGATGCGAGCAAGCAAGGTGCCCTGATTGTCGTAGATCATCCACTTGTGCGCGACCATGTAGCTTTCCTTGTTGGTCGGATCGCCAAATGGGTTCGCGGGCATCTGCGTCGCATCCCAATCGTAGATGAATTGGAACTGGACGTAATTGCCCATGCGGATGCCTTCGCAGTAATAGTTGATGCCGTTGATGTTCGGCACTTCGCCCTGAGGAAGAACCTCCGTCCAGCTTGCCTGAGCGTTGTAGAGATTGCTGTCCTCGAAACGGCAGTTCTGAGCGGCAACGCGGGTCATCACCAGTTCGCGAGGGTGAGGGACGCCAACGCCAGTGGACCAATCCTCAAGGACGGCCTTGTAAGCGCGACCAGCTGGTAGCGACATTTCACCGACATTGATCGACAGCTCGAATGGGGTGCCGTTTCCGATGGCGTAGCGCAGCACATATGGACCGGGAGCGGTCACGTTCCTTGCGTCAACAGCCAGAGCCATCAGGTCAGCGCGGCTGATCGGGCCGGTGTTCGCTGGAACATACGAAATTGCGGTGCCTGGCTTGTCGTAGTTGACGCCAACGCTCTCGATTTCGAGACCGGGAATACCAACGCTGGTGTTGCCCGACGATGCGGAGATTTCCAGCGGCATCGCTGGTGTGATGCGCGGCTTGGTGTTCGTCGGCTTCGGACTGCCAATCTGCTGGCCGTTGATGAAGAACGACATGAAGCCGCCGTCGCCATTCGGATTGTTGATCCACTCGGCTTCGTAAAGCTGGTTGGTGCCAAAGACGCGGAGTTCGCTAGAATCGCTAACCACGTCTTCCTGACTGCCGTTGCGGCCGAGGATCACCTTGAGGGTCTGACCATCCCAATATGGCTCGAAGCGGAATTCACCGACTTGGTATTCCATCAGCGAGACGAGAACGCCGCCCTGCGAGCCTTCTGGAATGACACCTTTGAACGCGACACGAATACGATTTGGTGTCTGGGTGAGGCGCTCGTCCGCGGTGACTAGGAATTCCATCGCGAGTGCGTCGGTGGTCAGGTAGCCATTCGTGTTCAGCACTACGACGTTGTTATTGCGGAAGCCGAAAGCGTTTGCGGGACCGACCTTGTTCAGCACGGATGAACCAGCGACCGCGTTGCCAGTGACAGGGTAGGGAGCACCTGACGTGCCCAGACGCCACGAGGACGCTACTGGATCCACCTTCGGGTTCTCGCGCTTGATGAGCAGCGGTAGGCCAGCTGGGGCAGTGAGGTTGAAAGTCTGGGCTGCGTTCGCGACGGTGATGCCCAGATCGAAGATCGTGCCGGGTGCGCCGTAGATCGTGCCAGAGCCGCTGAGGTCGATGTCTTCGACAGGAACTTCAGGCTGTGGTTCTGGCGCGTTAGTCAGACCGAGGATAGCGATCGTGTTGCCGCTTGTGGTTGCCCTCAGATAGAGGCCGATGCCCATGTCGGGACGGTTTGCGGGAAGAACGACCTGAGCCGACTGCGACAGGGTGACGCCGGGTTCGCCCTGAACAACAGGCACCAGCATATAAACGCCGGGAGAGCCTGCGGGCATGGGCTTGTAGTCGGAGAAGTTGACGATAGCGCCGAAGCCGGCATCGCCATTCTTGCCCGCTGGACCTTGAGGACCAGACGGACCAGCAGGACCGGCAGGGCCGACCTTGGCGTTTAGGAGCGGGCCGATCCTATCGGCGATCTCCATGACCTCTTCAGCAAGCTCATAGACCTCTGCCTGAAGAGGCAGAAGCTCATAAGCCACGTTGGATACCGTTGGACCGGGATAAGGCTGCGTGAGTGTTAGCTGGTTGCGGCTGTCCACGCTACGAACGGTGTAGGTCAGACCGTCGAGATTGAGAGTCAGGCCCGAGTAGTTGACGACCCAATTCGTTCCCTTGCCGGTAATAGTCGTGGAGCCGTTAACTAGATCAACAGTGCCTCGATCCTCATATTGAAATGCCATTGACTAGGCTCTCCCGCTAAATTGCTTTCGCATATTTAGCGGGGGCCTTTGTTGCCCTTATCTGCCCACAGCCCACCAGTCGAAGCCGTTTAGACTCTGGCCGCTTGGTCCTGCACGAATGGAAACAGAGAAACCATTGGTGGACATTGTGTTGCCTACGAGGTGGACCCAAGCGTCTTGGTCTCGTGAGTTGTGGAAATTCACGAAAGGTGTTGCCTGAGCCGTAAAGAGTGCCTCTTTGTATGGCTTGGCGAAGGTAATCGGGAACAGTCCGCCGGAGTAGAAGCCTCTTACTCGGCCCCATTGTAGGATGATGCCACCGGGTAGCTCCTGATATCCACTATCGGCATTTATCTGGCTATTCAGAATGAACGGTTCGTCCATTGCGTCGAAGGTGATTTTGCCAACGCGCACATTGGGCATGTAGACGCCCTGAGCATCGGCATAAAACACCTGCTGAGGGTTTGCGCCGGGAGTGCTGATGCGGAAGCTATCGGTAGTGAACGCGATAGCCGAAACGCCATCCTCAATGGCGACACCCATGCCCGCAATATACTGGCGTCCGTTCTGATCGACTTGGACCTTCAGGACGTATGACGCACCGGCTTTGCCTGCCTTGTCGACCGCCGTGTTGATGGCCTGCTCAACGGACGCGCCTGTGACACCGTTGAGGTTGTCCAAACGGGATTGAATGGTCTTCGTCTCTTCGGCGCGAGCACCGTTGTCGTCGGCTTGAGTCTTCTGAAGCGTCTGAATGACGCCGTTGATAACGGAGATTGGACCGCCGTCCTTGGTGATGTCCGTGACTGAACTGCTGATCGTGTCCATGCGCTCGGCGGACGCCTTGTTGTCATCGACGCGCGCTTTCTCGATGTTCTGGATGGCAGCTTCACGCGCCTTCGTTTCGTCGCCGATCTCGGTCGTGATCCTGACGCCCATTTCATCGATGCGAAGCGCCAGAGCGGAGTTATCCTCGCCATCAACGATCAGGTCGCGAAGGTCGTTAAACGTGCCCTCAAACTCGGTCTTAACGCCGTCAATCTCGTCGGTGATGCGAACACCCATCTGCCTGATGTCTTCGGCCATCGCCTTGTCATCCTCGGCACGAACACGCTCTTCCTCGGTCTGCCAAGCGGATACGCCCTTGCCGTAGTTGGCGATCTTCAGGTCAACGGACTCAGCTGACGCGAAGTCCAAGCCGGCAATCGTCTTCCTGATCTCGACAAGGCCGGCTTCGATGTCTCCCTCGATATCGATCCCAGCAAGCGCGGCTTCCGCCTCAGTGACGCGGCTGGTTAGCTGAAGGACTTCCTCGGCTACCTTGTTGCCGTTCTCGTCCACACGGGTGCCAATCTCGCGAACCGCGACGAGCGCCTGATCGTGGAGCGCGAACGCGGCCTTCAACTGACCCGCACCGTATTTCAGTTGGAGAGCCGATACCTTCGCGATCGGTTCGCGAAGCAACGGCGTCACGAGGTCAGGCAGGAATTTGCGAATATCATCCGCGTTCTGTTTGGCGTCCTCGGCGGCTTCCTTGATCGGGATCAAGCCTGTTGCGACTTCCTCGATAGCGTCCTTGAGCGCGCTGGAAATCTCACCGTCCGAGTGGGTCGAGAAGCAACGGCGACCGCCTACACGGACACGCTGAACGCGCGTCGATGGTGCCGGCGAAGTGATGCTGGTTACAACGGGTTTGGAAGCGCGGTTCTGGCGCAGGACGATTGGCTCTTTGGTCGAGACGTTGCGGCCAAAATGCCAGACACCATCCGGCGTGGCGAACACATAGCCGGCGATCTGGGCCATTGCCTCGCGAACGAAGTCACCAACGCTGTAGGCAATCTGGTCGTCTTCGTTGGCGTCTGGCTTCGTCTGAGAATCGATGACGTTGCCCCATGTATGGGGGAAATCGCGTTCGATGTTTGCCACCGAAACCATGTCGATCTTGTCGGCGGGCACGCCACCAAAGCGGCGCAGCATGAACGCGCAGATAGATGGCACGCCCGTGTGAGCCACGGCACCGTCCCTTGCGCCGATACCATCCAGAGTGAGCTTGCCAGAGACCTCGTTTGCGAGCCTGAACATGCCAACCGCTGGAGCCTTCGCCCATGTGCCGTTGGGAAGCGGAAGCGCGGCCAGTTCTGCGTAGGTCTGAACCGATGCGTGAGCAGGGCCGAGTGTCAGGGCGTTTTCATAGACGGCGGTCACGTCGCCGGTCGGGCCATAGCCGTGATATTGGTAGATCAGGTTTACCGAGTCGATCAGGACCGCATCCCAGTTCTCGAACAAACCAATCGCGAACGGCTTTAGCGTTCCCTTCTCCCCACCATCGGCACCGCCCGTGCCGCCATAGCTCTGGGTGAGGATTTCCTTGGTGAGATCGACTTCAGGGCCACGGATCGCGAACGTGCCGCTGTCTGGGCCGGGATTATCCAGCGCGCCGAGCGCGGAGCCGGCGGCAAACTCGTAGGAAGAATATGGTGCGCCAACGTCGCCATAGAGCAGACGACAGGGATAACCATCGAAGTCGTATCGACGCCAGTGTGTGTTGCGAAGCTGCTTATTGAACGCGATTCCTAGCTGGCCATAATCGACTTCGATCTGACCGGGGATGCCGTTCTCATTCAGAGTGACGGTCTGGCGAGGTGGAGTTGTGATGCACGGAACATATTCGGCATCTGGAAACTCAGGAAAGGCAATGTGACCGAAACCACGCGAGCACATGCGGACAGTGACGATTTCTCTATCTACCGGATCATAGGCGGTGACTTCCGCCAAAAACACCTTACGCAATCCATCACCTCATATCCTGTCGGATATTTAGTGGGGAGGGAGAAGAGACATGAAGGGACGTCCGCTTTCGGGAACGAGTGGCGCGATTACGTATGACCGGGATGGGGCGGAAAGTGGAAACCGCTATTAATGAGCGGCAGAATCCGAAAAGGCATTCATTATCACAACGCCGCTCACGATGAGGCCGATGCCGATCATCGCGGGTGTATCGAGCTTTTGCCCCTGAAAAATCCATGCTGCTGTCGAAATAAGAACGATCCCGGCCCCTGCCCAAATTGCGTAAGCGATCCCCGTGGGGATAGTTCGCAGCGTGAGCGAAAGACAGTAGAACGCGACACAATACCCGACCACCGTAACGGCGGTCCAAGGCAGTCGGGAGAAGCCTTCTGACTGCTTCATTGCCGTCGTAGCGAGCGCTTCAGCGAGGATGGCGGTGGCAAGCATGAGATAATTCATGCCAAGCCACGTAGCATATACAATGTGGCGATATTTGGGCACGGCCTGTGTCCGCTTTTCGGCGCTCTTGGCCCGGCCGCTTTCGGTGCGTTTTATGCCTTTAGGCCGACGACCTCGATGTCGCTCTCCCATTGATTATGAAAGAGGTTCATGCCCTCGAATAGCACTTTAACACGGCCATAGACTGTCCATTGCTGAACCGAGCCTAGGTTGTCGGGTTCTGGTGCAAATAGCACTGGCACCTTTGTACCGACGCGCATCATGAAGGCATCAAGTTCGTTGAACAAAGCCTCTTCCATGCCGCCGAGTGTCGCTTTGACCTTGGGGCGGCTGGTGTATTCGATTACGTCCTCGTAATTGGGGCCGGTGAGAAGCGTACTCTCATCGACCACGCCCTTGCTCCATTCGTAGTCGATGCCAGAGCCGATGACGAAGCGTTCGCCCATTACGATGCGCGATACCTCAACCTGACCTGCCGGATGGCCGGGACTGGTGAAGTCGAAGCGCCAGTAGGTCGCAGTCACGCTAGGAACGTCAACGAGCGTCTTTGCGGTGTATGGCTCCCTGAGAGCGCCCACGTATGCCGCAAGCTCGCCGCTATCCCACACAGGGGCTGTGAGGGCTTCAGCGGGGCTGTTGGCAGCGCGGATGCGAACCGTATCCGTGGCACGCTGATTGGTGTGGAGGATACCGATCGTGTCCACCACGCCAGAGCACTCAAGGACGACATAGGGAGCGTTCAGGTTAAATGAACGCCAAGCCATATCCATGTTGTCATTGGTCAGATTGACCGGCGGCGAACTCGGAAGCACCAAACTGGATTCGCTCACTCGGAGTGAGCGGCTAGCGAGTAGGAATGGCTGGTCGATCATTGCGGCCCCTTGATTGTAATTTCCTGAGTGAAGGAGCCGTAATCCGTCGAAAACGAGATCGTGCGGAGCACGTCAGTTGACTGAACCGGCCAGTCTGTGAACACGCATGAGAAGGTCGGTGGACTGCCAATCAGGTCGCCCATTCCGACGGTTCCAACGCCAGCAAGGCTGACACGGTATGCCTGTGCGACTTGCCTGTGCTCGTTCAGAATCTCGGTTGCGAGCGCCTTCGCGGCTTGCTGGTCGAGGTTCGTTGGAAGCGTGATTTTGCGAGCGTTGGGCTGGATTGCTGCCACGCTTGCGTCCTCGCTGACCTCCCAACGATATTCCTCTTTGACGAAACTCCCACGGTTCGGATCAATAGCCATTCATCACCTCTGCCATATTTACACAGTGCCAGACTGTGAGCCGTTGCGGGCATAGACAGGGCTGCTTGGCTGGTTGTCGTTCAGCTGGTTCGCGATCCTGAGTTGTTCCAGAATCTGCTGATTGATGATGTTCGCCTTCTGCGCTTCCTTGATGGCTTCAGCCTGTAGCTGACTGCCCTTATCCACCGCAGCCACAACCGACTGGTTGCCATCGCCAGTTGCGTAGATGCTCTTGACGTTGCTCTCAAGGTCGGTTGTCGCCTTGAGAAGCTCGTTCCTGATGTTCTGCGCGAGAGGGCCGGCAGTGCCATACAGTTCGCGTGTGATATCCCAGATGGAGCTACCTAGCTCAGAGAACTTGTTCGGATCAACCGTCTTACCAGCGGCAATGTCGTTCTGATACTTGCGGAACTCAGTCATTTGGCTGTCCAGACGGGTCTTGCCCGACAGACCGCTTCCAGCACCAGTTAGCTTGTCCTGTAGAGACTTGATGCTGCTAAGCTGGCTCTCAAGCATCTTCTCGCGCTGGAGCATGTAGTAGCGGTCCACGTTGGCCAGTTCAGCCGCCGTTGCGCCGTTCGCAGTCATCTCTTTGCGGAGGTTCTCAAACTGCTTCACCAACTCGTTGAGCGGTGCGCCGATTGGATCATCAATCGCAGCCAGTTCCTTGACGATCGTCTCGTATTTGGTCGCGAGGTTGATCGCCCTGTCGAGGTTCTCGGTCGCAGACAGAACGCGCTTGGAGAAGTCGGAAATTCCAGTGATGACACCCTGCTTGAGCGCCAGCTGTAGCGCGTAGGCGATTGCCTCAGCCTCACCGTCCTCACCAAAGTCCTTGATGAGACCGGCCTTGCCAGCGCGGCTCTTGGAGTGGAGCGGATCGTTGGTGGTGGTGTTCGCCACGCGCCACTTGCCGTCCCATGTGCCGATGGTGATGTTGGGATTGCCGGTGATCTGGCCACCCAGCTGCTGCGCCAATCCATCCAGACCGCTGATGACGCCCCTAGCTGCGCCGGTCGCGATCTTGGTCAACTGGTCGTTGCTGCCGCTGGCCTTGGAATTCAGGTAGCCGTCCGAACCCACGCCGAGTGAGGCCGAAGAATACTTTGGCTTGCTGAACAGGTTGCCCAGAAGGCCGCCAAGGAACGAACCACCGATTGCGCCCAACGGTCCGAGAACCGCACCGCCGATAGCGCCGCCGACCTGAGATCCAGTCTTGTTGAGCTTGATACCGACTGCGCCAGCTAGATCGCTGGTGATGCCGCCGATGCCAGCACCGGCACCAGCCTTGCCCAGCATGGAGCCGAGACCCTTGGTGAAGTCGCCGCCCTTGCCGAACAGGTTCTTCATGTCGCCCTTGAAGTCGCCAAAGCCCTTGCTCAGCGATGTGAGGGGGTTCTTGAATGCGCTTGTCTGGCCGTTCGTACCCATCAGCTGATCGAGCGTCTTCTTCGACGCTTCAGCCGCTGCCTTGCCCAGCGCATTGCTGGTGCCGTCACGATTGTTGCCCAGAATGTCGATCAGGCCGCCGATCGGTCCAAGACCTGAGAACTTGCCGGTGGATGCGGCAGCGAGGCCGTCGAGCAGACTGCCCACACCATCGATCGCGCGAGCGAAGCTGACCATTGCCTTGCCGAACTTGCTTTCCACGCCATCGAAAATCTGACCCAGCTGACCACCGAAATTGCTGATCCTGCCGGAGAACTCACGCTGCCAGTTGGCGGCAATCTCCGCTGATGCGCGGTCGATGCCGTCCATTGCGCGGCGATACTGGTCTTCGGTGATACCGCCGTCTTCGACGCTCTTGGTGCGGAGGACACCGAGACGCTTGCGATCGAAATCAAACTGCTCGTTCTGAAGGCGTGCGGCCTCTGTTGGGCTATACTGCGACAGGAGACTCTCGCGGTCCTTGAGCATCCTGTTCTGCTTCTGGATTTCGTATGTCTCGCCTGCGCGAGCCTTCACGATCGCCAATTCCTTCTGGAACAGCTCGTTCGTGATATCGACCTTCTCAGCCAGAGCGCGACTCTCGAACTCCCATGCGGCTTCCGACATGGCAGCTTCCTTGTCGGTCATCGCCAACAAGGCCTTCTGGTGGTTCAGTTCTGCCGTGTCGTTGTCGTTGGCTGCGCGAATGTCAGTGAGCAGCTTGGCCGCGCGAGTCTGGTCGAGAAGATCGTCCAGGCGCTTCTTGTCGTCTGCGCTGATTTCCTTGCCGCGAATGCGCTGAAGTTCGAGGTAAGCAGCCATCTTCTCGGCTTCGACCGGCATGAGCTGCGCGACGGCAAGTTGCTCATCCATCTGCTCAAACATGCGGGTCTCTTGCTCGATGCGGCGTTCAGCATCACGCTCCGCGTCCCTGCGTGCGCGCTCTGCCTCTCGCTCACTGTCACTGCGGCTCTTGTCGCCCTTGCCCTTCCACGCGACGTGGAAGTGATCTCCCTCGTCCAGCTTTTCGACGACCTCGTAGCCCTGCTTCTTGAGAGCAGTGACGATCTTGTCGAGCGACATACCGGGGGTCTTCGCGATATCGCGAGCGTTTCCGGTCAGGTGGTAGCTGTTCTCCTGACCACCGACGCGCTTATTATGTTCGTATGAGCGGTAGCCGCTGGTGACGCGGGCACCGATGCTGTTCATCACATCGTCCACGTCCATGCGGCCCCTGCCGCTGCCAGAGCCAGAGGTGCTTGTTCCCGGTGGAGTGCGAAGAACACCAGTGCCGCCGGTCCTCGGTGGCTTCTTTGGATACTTGTTCAGCGCATCACGATACTGCTGCTCGTTCCAGTTCTGTGGATTGAACGTCGGATCACCCATACGCTCGCGAAGGTCTGCGTTGAGGCGGTCGCGAGCGCGCTGAAGACGACTTCTATCAAAGCCCTTGGTGAAGTTGCCCTTCATGTCGCTCTTAGGAGCTTCTCTGGTGCCGTTGAGTGCGCTTAGCTCGATGGCTGCGCCGCTTCCTTCACCGCCAAGGAGGCTAGTGCCGCGACCGAAATTGCGGACACCGTCGATCAGACCGAGGACATCTGCAATCTCATCGCGAAGGCCGCGCCAACGCTTGGAAATCTCATCTGCTGCGTTGATGCCGCCATCCTGAAGAGGCTGGAAGGCGTCATAGAGACCGGCGAAGGTGTCGCGGATGCTGCCACCAGCTGCGCGAGCGCGATCCATGATCGAGACCATGTTCTCGCTGCCCTGATCGGCGAAGTCGTAAAGCGCCTGGCTGAACTGGCCGCCCTGATTGAACGCACCGAACGTGGTCGTCGCTAGGTTCTCAACGGCGGTTGCCGCATCACCGAATGTCTTAGGCATGAGGCGGAATTCCTCTTCAAGCTCCTTGAGGTACTTCTTGTCGGTGAAGGCGCGGACGAGCTTGTCGCTGGTCAGCTGGCCCTCGCTGGCCATCTTTTTCAGGTTGCCAATTGGCACGTTCATGCTGTCCGCGATCAGCTTCATTAGACGCGGCGCGTTCTCAGCAAGCGAGCGGAATTCGTCACCGTTGAGGCGTCCCGACGCGAGCGCCTGACCCAGCTGCAGAACGGTGGATGCAGTTTCGCCAGCCGACGCACCGGAGACCTTCAGGGCCTTGGTGACGGTCTCGGTTGCTGTTGCGACCTGCGCCTGTGACGCGTTGAGCGTCTTCGATGTGGTGGCGAGCTTGCCGTACAGAACGGCGGTGCTGGTCATCTCACTGCGAGTGGCGCGCGAGATACGCATCACGTCTTCCTGAGCGCGTGCGTGATCGCCCCAATTGCGGGTCGAGACCTTGAGCTTGGCGTCCATGAGAGCGAAAGCATCGGCGGCTTCGCCAGCACGCCGCGTTAGGTCTGCGAGGATGAGAGCGGCGCCAGCGCCTTTTAGGCCGGCGAGACTGCGGCCAAAGGTGGTGACATTGACAGTAGCCGTTCCAAGTGAGCCATTCAGGCGGCGGCTTGCGGCTCCAACTCGATCAAGAGCCTGTTCGGCCTGAGTGCCGCCGCGACGCGCCTGACTAGCGTCGATAACAATGCGGACTACTGTATCTGACATCGTATAGGCAAAGCTCCGCGTTAGTGGACGACCACTTATTTAGCGGGGCTGCTGCTAGGACTGCTGGATAGGACTACTTCGTCCATTGCTTTGATAATGTACCAAAGCTCTTCAATCTCGCGCTTGGTGAGATTGTAGAATTGGCCGTATCGAACGACCATGCTCCACCCGATACGACCGGCAGACATGCCACTGGGTCTGTCGCTGCCGAGCGTGCGAAAGGCTTCTAGGTAGAAGTCGTGTTCAACACTGATCTTGGGAGCACCGGAAAGTCGTTCGATAGAGCCGTGGTCGAACTTGCCGGCTTTGCGTGCGTTGGCAGCTTCCTTCTCCAGCTTTTCAATTTCACCGGGTTTGAAGCTCAGCTGCCAACGCAGGTAATCAGTTACTTTTTTTCGGCGTCCTTCACTTCAGCCGCGCGATAGTTCGCAGCATCAGCCGAAAAGTCCGATAGCTCTTCATAGACGAACATGACCTGTGGGTTCGACAGATATGCGGTCAGAGCCTTCTTGGAGTGCTTCCACTCACCCGACTTCAGGGGAATAGCCTTGCTGTCCGTGACGAACTTATCAACGAAGAAGCTGATAAGAATCTCGCGACGAAGCTGAATGTCCTCTGCGGTCTGTGGGTCATCAATACGATCACGTTCGCGGCGGCTCAGCTTGGCAGTGTGGCGCTTGTAGGCGATCAGCCACTCTGGCGATCCGACAAACTGGTGCTTAACGTCAAATACGCCCCAGCACTTGCCATCCTTGCGGACCTCAATCTCGCGGGTCTCATCAACTGTCTCGGGAAGGTCGAAATCAAATTCCATAAATCACCTCGGGTTTTTAGAGGCAGCGTTTCTTGCTGCCGTGTATTTAGCCCGCTCAAGACTGTGGGGTTGGTGGACCCGAAACCACCAACCCCACGCCAGTTAGTCTAAGCAGTGCTTAGGCTTCTGGGAGCTTCTGAATCATAATGTCGGTGCCAGCGTCTGCGTCACCGATTGGCGAGAAGGTCACGTTGACCATCTGGTTCGCGCCTTCTTCTGCGTCCTCAGGGAACGAAGGCTGAGCAGCTGGAATGATGACCCTGTAGCCTTCGTCATCGAACACCATGTCGAAGGAGATCGAAACCGCTGGGTTCTCGATGCCGTTCTTGATGAGGTTCTCAGGACCGAAGTCCTTGCGGTAAAGACTGACCATCAGTTCGACGGTCTTGCCGCTGGTTCCGATCCCGCGTGCGAATGCCGAACCTAGCTTGCCCTGGGTTTCACGCGCCTGTGAGATAGTCAGCGAGAGGGTCGAGTAATCGACTTCTCCCAGACCCTCGATCGTGATGTTCTTTACGTCAGGACCGGCCAGCTTCGTGTTGGTCGAAGCGTCGGCATAGGTTGCGCCTGGAACGATTGCCCCAGCTGGTGCGGCTGCGGAAGGCTCAACGCGGCCAAGGCCGAGAACGGTGAAGTCTGCGGTTACGATACCGCCGAACTCTGCGTTCAGAGCGAACTCCGAAACCACGCAACCCACGTAGCGGGTGAACATGCTGGTCGCGCCGTCCTGCCACTTACGCTCAACGAACAGGTTCGTCTCGGTCGTGCCAGCCTTGAGCAAACCGTCCTCATCGAACTTGCCCGAGAATGCGCTCTCAAGCAGAAGCTCAGTAGCGGCATCGCCGGCGACGAATTCAGTGTTGAGGGTGCCTTCAACGCGCGGATTGACGAGACGCTGACCAGCGTTCGTGCGACCCTTGCGGCGGGTCTGGCTCTGGATGGGATCGGCAGTTGCGTTCAGGTTCGAACCAACGATGGTTTCGAGACGCTTGAACTGCGGAGCAGTTGGAACAGCGGTTGTGGCAGTGCCAACCGCGATAGCAAATTCGGTATCAGATGGGTTAATTGCCATTGTGCGGCCTCCTGAATAGTCACGGGCCGCTAATTGGCCTCACCGTATTTAGTTGAGGCCCATCAAGATCAGCGTGGACTCGACAAGTTGAGTGAAGCGGTGTAGCCTGAGTCGACTCGTTTTTAATGGGTGGTCGCCATGGCGGATGCTCTTTCTACTAAGTCGCCGTATATGCACTCGCCATTGTCGGTAGCGCGCGCCTTCGTGCATGGGCGCTCTGCGGGTAAAGCCCAGAACGAGATATTGCGTATGTGTCCGTATACTAAGGGCACACTTGAATACGATGCATGGTATCGCGGCTTTCGCTTCGGTCAATCTGAAAGAGCTTAAGCGATTTCAGTCCGATTGCTGGTGTAGCGGATGCTGATCGCAACGATGTAATGCTTGGTATCCTCGATGACCTTCGTGTTTGCTTCCCAGCAACGTAAATTGAAGTCAGCAGCGCGCCAGCGGACGAACAAAGCCTTGGCTTTGTCGACCAGCGCCCATGCCTCGCTATCTGGATTGCCCTTTGGAATTGCGACCTGAAGCCACACGCGGCCTTCGCGCTGTACGCGGACGCGGGAGTTACCAAGGCTGCGCTGTTCCTCGCTGCTTGGACGCACCGAGAAGCGAACAAACGAAGCAGGGGTTTTCTCGTCTGCGCGCCCATTATCGTAGAGAAGCGGCACAGGAGCACCGATGGCTTTCCAGCCTGTCGCAGCGCGCTTCCTGAGTGCGTCAATGTCTGTGCTATGTCCGGTCATGGGCGCCTCCGCGTGGCATTGTCGATCGCGGCTTCGATCCAGCCCGCTGGCTTGCTAACTGCGTTACCCGCGTTCAGCCCCTCGACGTGTTCTTGGTTGTTTACGATGTTGATCTTGTCACCGATCTTGGCTGTCAGGATGGTTGCCTGACCGCGAGCCTTCGCGGCGCTACCGCCGGGATCGGGGCTGTCCAGCTTGTCACTCGGAGTGGTGTTGATGGCTGTCTGCCAGTCACCGATCGTGACGCTCGTATCCTCAGGGGTGCCGTCCACGACTCCATTGAGAATGTCAGTGGCGGTGCTGCGGACAACACGCTCTGCGTCAGCGATAGCCTTGCGCTTGGCAGCGGCGAGGCTCTTCACGACGCCACCCAGATTCGAGATGCCGGAGCGCGCCATTAGCGGAGCACCACTTCGTAGGAGATAACGACGCCGGTCGGAGCCTTCGCGTTTACCTCTGTGACCGTGTAGGTCTTGGAACCGACGATAAGCTCGTCATCCGGCTGCGGCTCTACCTTGTTGTCGAGCACCGCAACGAGCTTGCTGCCGAGATACGCACCCGCGTTCCAGACTTCCTTTGTCTTCACCACACAGGCGACAGTTTTCTCACTCTGAGTGACGGGAACAGGGTCGCCATTGTCGTCATAGCCACCACCGCGCTTGCGACGGAGATTGCCCTTGCCGCCAAGCGGCCCGTTGAGCAGCTGGGAGGCCGCATCAGCGAATGTCTGGTAGATCCCCGACATTAGCGCGCACCGCCTGGCCTAACGATCGACGTGCCCTTGAACGAACCCCAGCGCGCGAGGCGCATGAACACGGCATCAGCAGCCGCAACCATGTTCGTCGGCTTGATCGTGCCCACGCCATCCAGCTTCACCTCAGATGCGTTGAATGCGTTGTCCTGCCAGAGCGTGATGCCCTTGACCTTGAAGGCGGCGAGGATCGCCTGAGCCTCAAGAACCTCCTGCGGGATCGTGCTTTCGGGTAGGAATTCCGGCGATGCGAGAAGGCCGGGAGATTCAAACATGATGAAGCGCGCATATTCTTCGGCGCAGGGATCGAGGTGAGGATAGGTGCGAGCGAACCAATCGGGTCCAGCCTGCTTCTGCTCAAGCTCAACGCCCTTGCGGGGCCACGCGAGCGTCTGAAGTGGTTCGGCCGGCTGGCCCTTCCACGTCCACATGCGGCTAATCTCTTTAGCGGCTTCGATCAGGTAAGGTCCGTCATCCGCACCAAGCTCAGGCGAGACGCCGAGAAGGGGATAAGCGAAGTCCACGAGGAAGTGATTGGCCTGTGGAATGGTCTGCCAGCTGTTCGCTGCTGGTCCTGTTGTTTCTAGTGCCAATGCTCCATCCTCGACTGTAATTGTCGAGTATTTATTGAGGAGGCACGTCACTCATGGAGAAGCCCGACTTCTCAGCCGGGCCTCCCTATTAGCGATTAAGCAGTAACCAGCTCAAGCGCACGAATTGCCTTGTAGTCGACAATCGCACCACCAACGCGGCGGCGTGCCGAATACTTGACATACTGTGGCTCAGTGATTGGATCGACAACCCACTTCATCGCGCCGAAGTCAACGATGGTGTAAGCCTTCTGGAAGTCTGCCAGCAGGATCGCAGGCTTGCCGTCCGAGATAGCGTCAGCAATCGTAGGCATCGAGTCGTCGATGACGTATGGCATGTTGTGGACCGTGCCAGCGAAGCCGCCAGCAACGCTTGCGTCTGCTGGACGCAGGAGCGAACGACCGTTTGCGTCCTTCTCCATGAACAGCGCCAGTTCAACGTCGCTGCTGAACACGAGCACTGCGTTCTGGAGGTAGTTGCTGTGGAGGGTCGAGCGCAGCTGAAGAACCGCGTCGGACAGGTAGTTCGAACCGTTGGTAGGAACGGTCGCCACGACAGTCGCCAGCTGACCGAACTCGTCGGTGTATTTGGTAACGCCGGTGGTCAGTGCGGTCTGTGCCAGAAGGCCCATACGGGTGGTGGTCAGGCCGGGAACGTCCTGAACGGTGTTCGTCTGGGTGCCGTTGAGGAACAGGTCGCTTTCCTTCTCAGCGATGTTCAGGATCATGCTGTCCTGAAGCTCTGCTGCGAGGTTCAGGACCGACTCCTGATCGTGGGAAATCCACGAGGTGTGACGCTGCTGGTCAACGATTTCGTTGGTGCCCCAGCTGAGCTTACCGAACAGGTCGGTGGTGTTCAGCGCGTAAGCAGCCTTTTCAGCCTTGGTCTTCGCTGCGCCACCAACACGCATCTTGATGATGCGCTCTAGGTTTGCCTTGACCGACACGACGCGCGACAGGCTACGGATTGGGCTGAGCTTCGACAGGCCGCGAGTGATCTCGCCGTCGAACACGGTAGGAACGGTGTTGCCGCCCTCTTCACCGACGAGGCGCGAGAACTCGGTTGCCTTAACGTCGCCGTCTTCAATCGCGTGACGGCCCTTCACGAAGATCATCTTCGCGGCGCGCTCGTCATCCTGTGCGTTGGTGTCTGCGGTGTGGCTCTTGGTCTGCGACTTGCGGGCCATCTGCTCGCGAATGTCTGCCAATTCGTTGCGGAGGGTTTCGACCTCTGCCTTGTTCACTGCGTCTTCGGAGTTGGCCTTGGTTGCCAGCTCTTCAAACAGCTTGTTGATGTTCTCTTCGTTCACTTTTCACCTCTGAATTGGAGTTCAGAGGAGGGCTGAAGAGCGAGTCCTGCTGTCTGTGAGGCGAGTCCCTTGGGAGTGCCGGTAGGAAGCGTTGCTTCCAGTGTTTCTATTTAGCGACCCAGACGCTTCCTGATCTGGTAAGCGAGCCAGAGGTCATCGAAATGCTTCTGCTCGTTGATGCTGTCGAAGGCTTGTTCGATCGCCCCAAACACAGGAGCAGCATCAATGGTGATGCTGATCGCTTCTGCGATCTGCTCGTCCGTTGGCTCGACGCCCTTGCTGGCCAGTGTGGCCGCGAAGTCCGCTACGCGCTGTTGATCCTCAAGGCTGAGGTCAGGGAAGCTGGATGCGATATCGCCCTTTACGGCGGTCAGCTTCGCAAGCTCGTTACAGGGGAATGTGACCGCGCTAATCTCGTGAAGCGCAATCTCCTTCAGGCGAAGCACCTTGCGGTCGTTCACGCGATCGGACTGTTTCTGAAGAACGCGGTAGCCGATCGAGAAGCTATCAAGGGTGCCGTCTAGGAACTGCGATCGGACGTTCTGGCCATCGTGGCTGTCTGAGAAGCGAGCCTTGAAATACAGACCCTCGTCGCTGTCCCTGAGTTCCAGGATGCGGCCAATGGGCTTGTCGTGACGGTGATGCGCGAGGAAGGGCATTCCCTTCTGCGAAGCGTTGAAGCGATCAAGGGTGCGCTTGTAAGCACCGCGCTCAACGATATCTCCGGCATGGTCGATGTTGCCATAAGCAGACGCCAGACCTTCGACCTCATTGTCGTTGATAGGACCAGCCTTAAAGCTCTTTGTTAGGAAAGGTGCGTTCATTTAGGTGGTATCCTATCTCGTGAAACTCCGTTGTTATTTATTGATTAGGTGCGCTGACTGGCGCGCTGGCTTGTATCGGCATCGTGTCCAACTTCACGCGGAGCCTGATTGTCGGGCTGCTGCTGCGGTTCCTTGTCACCACTCCGAGTGGCAGCTTCACCAGCACCAGCTACAGGGATAGGGACGTTGCCCCATTCAACAGGCTCCCAGCCGAGAGCAGCGCGATATTCGTTGAAGGTGAGAGCACCGCGAGTCGCCATCTTATCAACCATGTCGAGCTTGTCGTCTTGGAGGTAAGGCAGCTTGGTTTCATCAATCTCGATGGTCAGCTTGGGATCGTTCAGGCTGTCACGGAGGAAGCTCTGAATGTGGCCGAGCACGAAATCTGCGCGTGGCCTGAGCCAGCCGGTGTAGAAGGTGCGATCGGCAGTCCGCATGTTCATGCCGGTGGTCTCGCCCTCGAAACCAAGCATGACGGGCTGGACCGCGAACGCCATCGCGATGCGGCGTTCCAACGTCTTCACCACGGACACAACGTCCAGTTCCTTGAAGTCCATCTGGTTCTCGATGAACTGCGAACCAGCGACCAAGCCCTTTAGCTCGTCGTCCTCACGCAGCATCCTGAGCGTGTCGCGCAGCTTGGCTTTGTCGTCGTCGGTAAGCTCGTTGTAGCCGTCCACCTCAGGGATGGTGATCCAGCCGCTCTTGCGGCCTCCATTCGTGAAACGGGCATACATGAGCTTCGTAGCGGCCTTGTAAGCCGCAATGTCGGCCAGGATCGCATCGCCCGCGCCCGAACCATCAAGCGCGCTCAGCGGGTTGTAGATGCTCATGTGGAGTAGATCGGCGTCGATCTGCTCATAGCGGTTGGTGTCACCGATACGGCGCTCCACGCTGATGATCGAAGCTGGCTCGTCTGGATCGGTGTAGAAGATCATTTCTGGATTGCTGGTGCCGGTCAGGCGCTTGGATGGATCGTAGAGGATGCGACCTTCAGCAGGTTCCTGAAACATGAAGTCGGGACGCAGGGCTTCCATGACTGGACGTTCCGCGATCTCCTTGTTGAGCCAGAGCCAGCCATCACCGCCGATGCCGAGATCCATTTCCGTGTTGCGGAGCAGGTTGCTCATGGTGCGATCGCGGAAGTTAGGGACGCTCAGCACCTTCTTGGCGCGCTTGCTGCCCTCCACCTGTCAATCGGCGTCCAAAAAGGACCCCCTATCGGCGTGCAAAAGGGACCCCCTTCGTCGAGCTGCGTGACAGGTATGGCGGGCGTGCCGTTCGCGCTGGTTGCGGCGTAGGGCGGGCGTAGCTCGAC